TTGCTCAAGCAGTAAGTGCAACAGCTGGCACAATCTTGGCTCGTTTGTCTTGGAAAGAAGCACAGGCTTAATGTATGGCAAAGTCACCTGCTTGGACTCGCAAAGAAGGTAAGAACCCTGAAGGAGGTTTAAATGCCAAGGGCAGGGCGTCTTACAATGCTGCTAACCCTGGGAAACCAGGGCTAAAGCGCCCACAACCTGAAGGTGGCTCTAGACGTGATTCGTTCTGCGCTCGCATGAAAGGTATGAAGCGTAAGCTAACTTCCGCTAAAACTGCTAACGATCCAGACTCACGCATCAACAAGTCCCTACGGGCTTGGAACTGCAAAGAAGGTGGGGCTGTTCGTGGCGGTGGATGCGAGATACGTGGTAAGACTAAAGGGAAAATGGTATGAATATGTTGGAACTTTGGACTGGCGGACTTACAATATTTATAGCGTTTATTGGGTACGTCATGCACGAAAAATTCAACGAACTAAAACGAATTGATATTCTATTAAACAAGACAAGAGAAGAGGTAGCCCGTGAAAACGTTACTAAAGCAGAAGTTAAAAACATTATGGAGCACATTGATGCTCGCTTTAACAAGCTTGAAAGCAAAATTGACCAACTTATTCAAAAGTAAATAATGCCAAGTACATCTAAAAAGCAACATAAATTCATGGCGGCGGTAGCCAAAAATCCATCGTTTGCCAAAAAAGTAGGAGTGCCTCGCTCTGTCGGTGAGGAATTTTTAACTGCCGATAAGGGCAAAAAATTTAGGAGTGGTGGCGAAATGAAAGAATCTAAGATGATGGTTAAAAAAGAAGTTGAATTTATGAAGAAAAAAGGCGCCCCTAAGTCCATGGTCAAACATGAGGCGGCTGAAATGGGCGCTATGCAAAAAGGCGGTATGGCTGAGTGCAAAACTATTGCTAAAAAAGAAGTAAAAGGACACGAAAAGCGTATGCACAAGATGGCTGGTGGCGGTTCGGTGTTCCGTAGTGCCGCTGATGGCGTTGCCTCTAAAGGCAAGACTAAAGGTACTCAGATCAAAATGGGTAGTTTTAATAGCAAAGGCGGGAAATGCTAATATGAAAAAGAAGATTCGTAAGTTTCAAGAAGGTGGCTTTAGCGCCGAACAAGAAGAATGGTTAGGCGGCGCTGATCGTACTGATCCGTACATCTTGGCTCGCATGCGTAGAGCAGTGCCCGACAAGAAACCTATGGCTTCTACAATGGGAGATGATTCTCCTGCAGGTAAATCTGGTTATGGGGAAGAAAATGAATTACCGACCACTACTAGAGTTCCCAACGCTCCTACAAAGACTACTGCTACCAAACCAGCTGCTAAACCTACTGGACCTAGCCAAGCGGAAATAGATGCAGAGAAAAAACGTCTGCAAGACCTTGGTAAAAGGCAGGGTTTACAAGGTGTTTATCCTGAAGAAATGCTTATTGGTGGTGGCAGTTTAAAACTTCTAAAGGAAGCGGGTAAAAGACTAGCTAGTAAAATAGCTGGAAACCGTGAATTAAAAGAGTATGTAGTACCAAAACTGCCTGCTCCTTCTTCTGGTTCTGGTACCCCTGCTCTACCTTCGCCTACTCCAAAGCTGACTTACGATAAAGCTGGGGCACTAGCTAAAAAACGTGCAGAGCGAGCAGAAATGCGTGATGAGGCTATGCGTAGAGAAAATGCTGAGCGATACGGTATAACAGATACTGAAGCCCCTGGGTATGAATCGTTACGTGGCGCGTTCATGCGTAAGGGCGGTAGAGTAAAAGCTAAGACCAAATCCTATAAATCTGGTGGTACAGTATCTTCGGCTTCTAAACGAGCAGATGGTATTGCTACCAAAGGCAAAACCCGTGGGAAGATGTGCTAAATGCCGATTGAGCCTGTAGACCCCTCTAAACCAGCTGGCGGTGATGGTAATGAAAAGTACAATCCTCCGCAAAAGCGTGGACCTGGCGAATTTGATAAAACGCTTGAGGATGCTAAAAAGCGCTTTAAAGAAATTGCTGAAGAAGGTAGAAAGCAGGGCGACATTAAAAAACAGTATTGGGATATAAACCCCCCAAAAGGTGGTGGAGGCGGTGCGATGCCTAAATCTAACCGTGACATCACCAAGAATTACAAGTCTGGCGGGAAGGTATCCTCCGCTTCTAAACGGGCTGATGGATGTGCAGTTAAAGGTAAAACTAGAGGGAAAATGGTATGAGACCTAGTCGTGGTATGGGCGCTATAAACCCTTCTAAGATGCCTGGTGCTAAGAAAAAGGCGCGTAGAGATGATACTGACTTTACTCAGTTTAAAGAAGGCGGTAAGGTTAATGCAGCTGGAAACTATACGAAACCTGGTATGCGCAAGGCTTTATTTAACAAAATTAAAGCGTCTGCCACGCATGGTACGGGTGCGGGTCAATGGTCTGCTAGGAAAGCACAACTCTTAGCTAAACAATATAAAGCAAAAGGTGGAGGTTATCGTGGCTGAAAAATGGATACAAAAAGCAATTAAAAAACCTGGTGCTTTAAAAGAAGCAATGGGTGTTAAAAAAGGCGAAAAGATCCCTGCTAAGAAATTAGCTGTGGCAGCTAAAAAGCCTGGCAAAATGGGTCAAAGAGCAAGATTGGCACAAACTCTTTCTAAGTTGAAGAAGTGAATGTCTTTAGCAAAATCTCAGCGTTCTTTAAAGGCTTGGGGAGACCAAAAGTGGACAACCAAGTCAGGAAAGAAGTCGTCCGAGACGGGCGAAAGATACCTGCCAAAAAAAGCAATCGAAGCCCTAAGTCCACAGGAGTACGCAGCAACAACACGAGCAAAACGGCAAGGAAAAGCACAGGGAAAGCAGTTCGTCCCGCAACCAAAAGCAGTAAAAGCAAAAGTAAAACCATTTAGGAAAATTTAAGAAAGGTATTAAAAATGATTACATTCACCCTTGAAAATAATGCGGCAGAAGCGATGATGGCAACACTTAATGCCAATATTCCGAACGCTTCTTTTGTCCAAGAACTAAACGTTCAATACACTGAGCAAACAGTTGTAGACGTAATAGTGCCACCAGAGCCAGTAGTTGAGGCTGAGCCAGTAGTTGAGGCTGAGCCAGTAGTTGAGGCTGAGCCAGTAGTTGAGGCTGAGCCAGTAGTTGAGGCTGAGCCAGAGCAGGAGTAAACCATGCCTACATCAAGCACCACTACGTTTAATTTAGATCTTAATAACCTCGTTGAAGAGGCTTTTGAACGTTGTGGTGCTGAAGTTCGTTCTGGTTATGATATGCGGACTGCCCGCAGGTCTTTGAATTTATTGACTATTGAGTGGGCAAACCGTGGTATTAACCTATGGACTATTGAGCAAGGTCAGATTCCTATTGTTACTGGGCAGCTGTCTTACCCCATTCCTTCTGACACAATTGATCTTTTAGACCATGTAGTTCGTAATGGGTCTGGGCAGAACCAAATAGATATTAATATCACAAGAATATCTGAGTCTACCTACTCTACAATCCCTAATAAGAATGCACAGGGAAGACCTATTCAGGTATGGATAAATCGTCAATCGGGCATGACTGACGCAGTTGCAGCAACTACTTTAGTAGGAAACGGTACTTCAATTACTCAAATTAGCTCGACAGATACTACAATTGTAGTTGCTAATGCTTCTGAACTAGCCACATCTGGCTATATTAAGATTGATTCAGAAACGATTGGTTACTCAAATGTATCGGGTAATCAGCTATTAAATTGTTCTCGTGGGCAGAACGGTACAACCGCAGTTTCACATTTTTCAGGTTCTTCTGTCTTTGTCCAAAACTTACCAAATATTAATGTTTGGCCCACTGGAGACGGTGGGGGTCCTTACATATTTGTGTATTGGCGGTTACGTAGAATCCAAGATGCAGGTAATGGTGTAACAGAACAAGATATTCCATTCCGTTTACTACCCTGTTTAGTGGCTGGATTGGCTTTTTACTTAGCGCAAAAGCTACCAGATGCGTTGCCAAGAATGCAGTTTCTAAAGGCAGAATACGAAGAACAGTGGCTAATGGCTTCTACAGAAGACAGAGATAAGGCAGCTAACCGATACGTACCTCGAAGTTTCTATTATTCGGGGTAAATCGTGCCTAGTAAATTTAGCAGTGGCAAATATGCAATCGCCGAATGTGATCGGTGCGGGCAGCGGTATAAGTTAAAACAGCTTAGAAAGCTGATTGTTAAGCAACAAATATACGACGTTAAAGTCTGTCCTACTTGTTGGGACCCAGATCAACCACAGTTATCGTTGGGGTTATATCCAGTAAATGATCCACAGGCAGTACGAGAGCCAAGACCCGATATTAGCTATGTAAATTCAGGTTTAAATGGCTTACAATTGACTGCAACGGTGAACACTAGCGTTGCCAGTAACGGGCAGGTTAGTGGGGGTAGTAGAACTATCCAGTGGGGGTGGAACCCTGTGGGCGGGGCTAGTAGTTTTGATAGTGAGCTAACCCCTAATAATTTAATTGCAGTAGGGCAAGTAGGTACAGTAACGGTAATATAAGGAGATTATTGTGGGATACAAAAAAGATGCAGATGGCGTAGTTAGCAAAGGCAAGACTGATGTTAAGGTTTACCCTAATGACGGTGCAAAAATCGTTGATAAGGGGCCAAAAGGTAGCAAAAGCAGCCTTAACAAGAACATGAAATCTATGGGTCGTAATATGGCTCGTTGTGCTAACCAGAGGGGTCGATAATGGCTAAGTACTCTAAAAAAGTAATGGGCAAAGAAGTTGGCAACGCTGAAGTATATGCTGAGCCACACACCATGTCAGGTAAGAAAATGACCGCAAATGACTCTTTAAATTTAGGTGGCTTTCGTCCAGACCCAAATACATTGCCAGCTAGTTCGCCTGATGTAGGCGGTAAAATACCTGCTCGCCGTGTTTCTATTGGTGATCGTATTGCAGAGCCTAAAACAACTGGTATCAAAATGAGGGGTACGGGCGCAGCAACTAAAGGCGTTATGTCTCGTGGACCAATGGCTTAAGGGTAAACCCTAATGAACTACACTACTTTATTTGCAACGATTAAAGGGTACGTTGAGAACGACTTTCCAGCTGCGTCATATACAAACGTAGCAGGTACAGGTACGACTGGACTAACTTCTACGGAGCAAATTAATACATTTATTAGGCAGGCTGAGCAGCGTATATACAACACAGTACAGCTTCCAGCTTTAAGAAAAAATGTAACAGGTACGTGTTCAGCAGGTAATCAATACTTAGGTATGCCTTCTGACTGGCTAGCTATGTACTCTTTAGCTGTTATTCAGCCTTCTGGCAGTATTACTGGGGGGCAGTCGTTTTTACTTAATAAAGATGTAGAGTTCATTAGAGAATCGTTTCCCTTCCCAGCCGTTGTTGGTGTGCCGTCTCATTACGCTATTTTTGACGCTAATACTTGTATTTTAGGACCTACACCTGATGACACTTATTCGTTTGAAATGCACTATTACTACTACCCAGAAAGTATAGTTACAGCTAGTACTACCTGGCTTGGCGATAATTTTGACTCAGCGCTGCTTTATGGTTCTTTACTAGAAGGCTACACCTATATGAAGGGTGAGGCAGATGTAATCGCAAACTATCAAAAAAGATACGATGAGTCTATGGCGTTACTGAAACAATT